ATAATTTAGAACCAGGATTTGCTGCTCTATAAGATGCAATACCTTTTCTATTTAATCCACCTGATTCAGATTTACCTTCTTTTCTTTGCCAAGCAGGAGTTCCACCTTTAGCAAATTTACGTCTTTCAATACCATGTCCTCTTAAAGATATATCGCCCATTAATATACTTTAGTAACTTTTCTTCTATCAGGCATAACAGCTCCGCATCCTCTAGCTATTCCACCTTTTGCCATTTTTTTCCTTTTAGGAAAACCAGCTTTCATATTTGCATATGCTTTTTTAGAAATAGTAGATTCGGATTTAGGTCTACTTATACCTAATCTTTTTCTTCTGTTGATGTTTGCCCACAAACCTTGTTTAGCCATTATTTTTTCTTTGACTTTCCAGCTTCTGAAAGAGCAATTGCAATTGCTTGTTTTCTAGATTTTACAACTGGACCTTTTTTACTTCCAGAATGTAATTTTCCTTTTTTAAATTTTCTCATTGCTGTTGTTATAGTTTCTTGACTTTTAGTCATTCCACCTTTTTTAAAAACACCTCTGCCTTTTAAAACATCAGCTCTAGTAATTTTACCATCGCCTGTTAAATCAGGAAGTGATCCTTTTTTTAAACCAACTCTAACAATTCCTCTTCCTCTTAAAGATATGTCACCCATTATCTTTTGCCTTTCATCATTTTGCCTTTTTTCTTCTTTGACATTTTAGCAGTTAACATATCAGCTTTTTTCATTTTACCTGATTTAGTTTCTTTATATCCTTTTGCTTCCATTGCATATTCTCTAGCTTCTGAAGCTTTAGATTCCATACCTTCATGTTTTTCAGACATATCAGCATAACCACCTTTTGATAAACCTACTCTTGCGATACCATTTCCTCTTGTTTGTTTTCCTAGTCCAGCCATTTTATTCTCCTTATCCGTTTTCTTGTTCTTTGTTTGATACCGGTTTATTTGCCATAGTGCGTGCCACCGATTCTGCACTTCGTCCCACAACGTAACCTCCCAGACCAATTTGTAAAAGGGTCCATACGTCTCCTGGTAGAGTTATAGTTATAGAAGCTTTAAAAAAAAATAATATAACAGGTCCTAATACATAGTTCCATATTAATATAAAAATCAAAACATACATTAAAAGTGGCCTCCAGCTCGATGCGAACCATCCAGCTTTAGCTTCAGCTTCAATAATTTTTGCTGCAGCAGTTAATTCTTGTGTATGAGATTGCATTAATTGCGTTTGCAATTGTGCTTTTAATTTTTCTTGTAAATCTTTATCTGGAACTGATTTTTCTATTGTTGAAAAAAGAATTTTGGCTAACGGAGCTACAGCATTTAATACTGGTAACATGTTAGTACCACTTAGCTGATCTTTTTTTCTCTGGTAAAATACTTCCTTGACCTTGAACTTCTTGAATTTGAGTTTCGTTTGGTTTTGACATCTCAATATCTACACCACCTACAAGATATCCTTCAGCATTAGTGTATTTTGAATGATTAACATCAACTTTAGCTTTAGAATCTTTAGTAAAAGTTCTTTTTGCGTTTGCTAATTTTTCATTTTGTTTTTTCATAGTCTTTTTATACTCCTTTTTTATCGATTTGGGAATCTATTTTTAAGTTGAGCAGATAAAACAGTCTTTTCTAACGAAGTATTTGCTCTTAACTTAGCTAAATCTTCATTTTGTTGTAGTTTTTGACTATCTGTTGACTGTGCCATCATTGCTTTCATCTTATCTAGATTGATTCTTTCATTGCTCTCTTGTCGTTTTCTATCATTTTCTTGAGCTTGAAGATCTAATTCTCTAGATTTAAGTTTAGCAATCGGGTCATTATCAAATTGTGATGTAATTTTCTTCTCTTCATTCATAAATTCTTCCATCATCTCAGCAATCAATACAGCTTTTCTTGCTTCAATTTTTTCAGACAACATTCTTACTTGAATTTGTACTTGTGGATTTTGCATTGCTTGTGGATTTTGTTGTATTTGTTGTAATTGCATCATCTCTTGTTGAAATTCTATTTCAACTTGTTCTTGTGCCATCAAAGAAATGTGTTCAAAACAATTTTTCTCTAATGATGCCATAATTTGAGGAGCATTTCTTGCCATATTAGTCGCCATAAAATTTAAATGCGAAGTTATATGAGCTCTATGGTCTTGTCCTGGAAAAGCTTGGAATGGTTTCCCTGCAAGAGCATCAATGTGCTCTAATGCAGGGTCCTTTGGTGTGGGTTGATCTGGTTTTAATAAAATACTATCAATATCTCTAACACCTAATGCTGAATACATATTTCTGTAAACTTCATACATGTTATGAATTCCAGGATTAGCCATTGCAAGTTGTAATTCTGTTTGTGCAATAGATATTCTTTGTGTTTGTGAAAATATATTTGGATCAGCAATTGGAATAATATCTACTTTGTCATCAAAGTCAGTTTGTTTAATTGTTCTAGAAGCCCCTACAACTTCATAAGGATATTCTGGTGGTAAATATAATTTAAATACATTTGCTAACAATTTAAATTCTTGTTTCATTGCTGCATATAGTCTTTTGTGAATTGCAGACATTGTTCTGCTACCACGTTCTAGCAAGGCCACGGTCGTGCCCACTGCTGCTTGCTGATTCCCATCCCCTACTTGCATGTCAGCAATTGAAGCAAAGCGCTGACCTGCTTGAACCACGACCCCCATTAATGCTAATAAAGTTTGTGACGGTTCCTTGTACGGTAAAGTCATAAATGCATCTCTTAAATTTCCTCCAGGGGCATCTACATCTCTCCATTCACCAGGTTGAATAGATTGAGCATCATCTCTGATTCTAATTCCTCTTTGTTTAAATCCTGCAGGTAAATTAGATAATGTTCCTGCATCTAATAATTGACGTAAAGCTTGTGTAGCAGTTCTAGATAAACCACCAATCATTTGAATTAAACCATTACCATAAAAACCAAATCCTGGTAAAAATTTAAAGTGTACAAAATAATTAATTTTATTTTTTAATGGATCATTTTGTAAATAATTACGTCTAATAGATAAAACTTCTCTAGACCCTTCTTCAATTGTTACAATATATGGAAGTTTGATTCCAGTGGGCTCACCAGTCTGAGGATTCATATCTTCAAATCCTTCGAGATCTAAATTAACATGACATTCTAATAGAGTAAAAACATCTTCAGTTTGACCACTCATAGTCACGCCTTCTAATTGTCTTTCTTTAGATTTAACATCATCATCTTGTGTTAATTCATCAGAGGCTACTAATTCTATGTCTCTATAAAAACCGGATACTTGTTGTTTTCTTAATTCATTTTCAGAAATTTTAATTGAATGAATAACTGCTTCTGCATCATCAATACTATTTGCTGTATATGGAACAATGATATCTTGAGCTTGAATAAATTTTGATACTGCTCTTCCTAATGTTTCATCATAATAAACTTTTTTAAATGTAGATCCTGATAAGGGTAAATAAAATAACATTTGATCAAACTCTGGTTCATATTCTTTCATAACATCCATAATTTGATAATTCATAAATTCAGAAACTCTATCTGCTTGATCTTGAATTTGAGGAGTCTCTAATCCAATTACTTGAGTTCTAACTGGTCCTTCTGCTGGTAATAATTCTTTATAAGCCAATGCTTGAAATTGTGTAACTGCTTCTGCTAATACAGGATGAGTTGCACTTGATGCACCTTGAAATGGTTCTGTTCTTGATTCGTATTTAAATCCTAATAAATCTAATCCTTGAGTATAAGCTTTTTCCCAATCTGCTCTTGAATCTTTATAAGATTGTGCGTCTTGATAAAGTTCTGATCCTAAAGTATTTAAAATTGTCTCATCAATAACTTCAGCAAGGTTTGCTCCAAACTCTGTTCCTGCTGATAAATTTTTTGTTGGATCAAAATTTATATCTACACTACCATCTTCGTTTTCTGTAACTTCAGTTGGACCTGCGGGAATTTCTTCAACAGATTGTGCAATCTGTTCTACTTCTAATTCTCCAGGTGTAAGCTTATCTGCTACGTTTGGTAGCGACTTGTCTATTTCTGCCATTTTTTATTTTCTCCGGATTAACTGTTCTAACAGTATTATAACTAATATTCAAGCCTTGCGGACATGGTCCTCTTTTAGGAGGTACTGTAGTTGTTAATCTTTTTGGTTTAATCATTATTTTTTAGGATTAACTCTTCCCCCTCTTGCCAATTCTAATATTCCATCACTTGGTCTTCTATCATATTCATTAGGCATAACAGGTCTTGCTCCTTTTGGAACAATATCTTTAGGATTATACATAGGCATTACATCTAATATGTTTTCTTCTAATATTTGAAAGTTTGGTTTTTTTGCTTCAATATTTCCTAATAATTCTAATTCAGAATAAGATTTATATTTACTTAAAGGTTGTTCTGGACCTAATCTTGTTTCTGCTATTTGAGATGCATATTTTCCAAAAGGGTTAGGTTTAATTTTTTCAATAGGTTTTGAATGAACTGGTCTATTTATAAATTGAGATGCTTTTTCTTTCCATGTTTCAGGATCACCAAATTCTACAAATCCACCTTCTTCCATTTCAATACGTTCTTCTCCAAATGGAGAAAATCTTTCTTTAACATAATCTAATACTTTTCCTCTCTCTTCTTTTGTTGCAAGTCTTTCTTCTTCTAATTGTTTTTTAATTTGTTCTTCTTCTGCTGCAACTTTTTGTCTTTCACTTTCGGTTAATTGTTTTATATTTGAAGGTGGTAATACATCTAATCCTGGAGTATATTCTCTTCCTTCTAATTCTTCTGTTCTAATTCTTTTTTTAATTTCACTCGCTTCAGGAGTTAATCTAGATTCCTCTCTAATAGCTTCTATGATTGGATCTACGCCAAGAAAAGCACCTACTGTTTCTGGTAATGGTTTTCCTTCTGCATAAGATTGTGCAACATCATATGCACCTACTGCAGTTCCAACTGGAGCTAAAACTTTTAAAAATGGTGTAATAATTTTACCTGCTTTAATTTCTGAAGCTACGTCTTTTATATAATCTCCAACAGATCCTGTTATAGTTTGAGTTCCTGGTAAAAATTCTGAATATATTCTAGCTTGTCCTTTTGCTGCTTTTTTTGAAACCTCTGATGCAATTTTAGGATCTCTTAATTCTTCTCCTATTTGATAAATAGTTTTAATATCTTTTGGTACTTGATAAGAATAACCTCTATCTACAAAATTATTTTTAAAAGCTTCTTGATATTGTTTAGGTAGGGTATTAAAATTTTTAATTGTATTTTCTGGATTATCTAAACTAGCTCTAAATAATTTAATTTTCTTCTCACCTGGTTTTATATTTTCATTAAGTTTAATTTCATATTCTGAAACAGTTTTATTAAAATCATTTAATGCTTTATTAATTTCTTTTTTATCACCTTGAGTAATTGCATTTTGTAAAACTATTTCTTTTTTAGATTTAATAGAATCAAAAGCATATTTATCTCCCTTATTAATATCCGTATCTATAACTTGACTAAATACAGCATAAGGAGTTGTTTTATTTCTAACAGAAGATGTAACTCCTGCAGGTTCATCAATTGAATAACCTTTAACGTCTGGAATAACATCTCTCTGAGTTGTTGTTCTAATAGAAGATGGACTTCTTCTTTCACCTACAGATTTAGCAACTGATTTTTCATAAAGATCTCTAATTGTATAATCATATGTATTAGTATCTATTATTTCTTTTGCTGCTTTTTGAAATTTAGGTTTAATACCTTCTACTTCCATATCTCCAATATAAGTAGATGCTAATTGAGTAATTCTATTTGCAGCTTTTGTTGGATCGTTTGTTTTTAATATTTTTTGAACATCTTTTAAATCAGGTGCTTTTCCAGATTTAAATGCGTCTTTAATAACTTTACTTTGATCTAATATTCTTAAATCTTTTTCAACTGGAATTTTTGTAAATTGTCCTTTTGTAGATTGTAATGGAAGTGTTTTTACTTCACCTGACTCTATGGCTTTTTTAACTGTTTCAAAATCAAATTTACCTTGTTTTCTAATTTCTTGTTGTGAAGGTAATCTATCATTTTCTTTTTTAAATTTATTTACAAAATCAATAACTTTTTTTCTTGCAAGAGCAGACCTTTGTTCGTTTGATAATACATTATATTCTGAAGGCATTATAAACCCATTAAGTAATCTAAACCAGCGGAACCACCTTTAGCTTGTTTAGTTCTTGTAGTATTTTTTATAATGTCAATAATTTCTTGTGGAGACATTCCTTTTTCTTGCATCTTCATTGCTTCATCAATAGTTGCAAGTACTTCTGCCTTCCTTTGAGGATTATCATCTACCATAATTTGTTTTAAAAGATTATCATCAATCATGTTTCCATACTTTTGTTGTATTGATTGCATTTCTAAAAATTTATCATAATCTTTACTTTTAGATGGATCTAGTCCAAGGCCTATCATTTTATTTGTTTTTTGAATTCCTTCTTGCATTGCTTGTTCAATTTCAATTGATGGAGATATTGTATTTTCTTTTTTTATCATTCTTAAATCATCAACATAGGCTAAAGCTTTTTGATAATAATTAAGTTGTTCTTTTTGAGAAAGACTAAAATAATCTTTGCCTTTCATTTCAGCCATTGTTTCTGCAATCATATCAGGAGCAATTTTATCATTAATATCTACATTGATTTGATCGTGTGCTTTAAAAGCATCTTTATGTTTAGCTTTTAATTTATTTGCATTTAACATTGCATCAATTATTTTTTTACCACTACCAAATTTAAATCCAACTCTTCCTCCTATTGAAAATTCCTCTGGTTTCTTTTTAAATGGAATTACTAT